GTTCTGGCCTTTTCTTTCCAAAAAATGGATGATCACTACCTCCCTTAAATTCTGTTTTTGAGTGTTTACCTTTATGTTTATCTCTATTTATTGCTTTGGTTTCTTCAGTATGAAATTTCCCATAAAAAGGATTCTTATCTCCAATTTGCTTTTTGTTTCTTTCTGAAGTATGAAGGAACTTTTTTCCTTTGGAAAATTTATTTCCTCTCATTCTTATAGATTGATCTGGATTCTTTTTTCCTCTCCACCCACTGCCCCTTTTCTTTCTTACTTCTTCTGAAGGATTTGAGCCACCACCTTCTCCACCATCAGTAACATTATATCCATTAGGTACTTTAGTTTTATAAAAATCAATCATTATTATTTCATATTTATTAAGTTCCTCAATAGATCCTGCCCAAGAAATTTCTTCCCATTCAAAATTTTCCTTACCATATTTTCTAAGTGCTTTATGGAAAATCATACTACTATTTCTGGAGAAACTAAAGTGTTCAGCCTTTCTAAATCTTAATTCTTTGGTTGTTTTACCAACATAATTCTTACCATTTATTTTATTTGTAACTATATAAATTCTACCAAAAATCACTATTCCTCCTCAATCCATTCCCTGGACTTTGATTCAAGTTTATCATATTCTTTTTTGGAATAATGATTTACTGGCCATCCATTGTCTTGATGGGGGGGAATCACAGATATATAATCTCTTATATCCCACAAAAGATTTACAATAAAAGAGAACATTGACCAAAACATTTTTCTATCTGATTTTCTCATCTTCTACCTCTTCCACATCACAGGGTTTCCCGCAAGCGGTACATTCATGCCACATTGTAATTTGGGCTTCTTGCTCACTATGATAAAATTCTTTATCTGGCTTAATGGACACCAAAGCTTTGCAGCATTTGCTGACAAGTGGAGATTTTGTAATTATAGTAGCCATTTTAAACCTCACGAATTATGATATGAAGATACCATGTCCCTTTATACTGGGATTTTTCCCAAACCTCTGCCTCAAATAAAGCACCAGAATCCATCAAAGGGGCAATCATTATATTCTCTTCCTTGCTCACGTATCCCACTTGTTTCTTATCAGCCATGACCATAATGGCGTTTGGGTCATATTCATTCTCAGGTTCACGTACAAGAGATATGGAGGCATTGTCAGACATATTGCCCAGGATTTCCTGCCTGGAAGAACCATCAAGATTGGGAAAAGAAACTCCAGTTACCTTTAACAACAGATCGGTGATTTTGTCATCTTCCATAGTTTCTCCTTGTGCTCTTCTTTAGCTTTTTATAAATTTCTCTAAGTCCAGTACAAAGTAGCTGAACCCCTTTATTTTTTTGAATAGCCTTATACTCAGTAACTTTCTCCTCCTTGGTCTTCCCCCTGTAAACCATTTTCCTTATTTTCTTAGCCCTGCTCTGATTCATTTTCCCTCCCAAAACTCTTTAATATTTTAAGTTTCCTTTTTGCATATTTGGACATTTCCCTATTCTCATAGTATGCACATTTTTCATCTTGACACCATTTCTCCTCTAAGTGTGGGCATGATTTAGGAAGTATCCAAATGAAATCAACCCACTTTCGGCTATTTAAACAAAAAACCTGATTTCATTTTTTAAGAAACTTTCTTTTTCTTTCAAAAAGTGATTTTAATTCAGGGTAAATAAGTAGTATATCTTCTTCAAAAGGGCAAGTGGCGCAGCATTTAACCTTATCTGATTTTAGATTCCTTTTGCATAATTTTACATGATTTCTTAATTTTATTATGTCCAATCCCCCTCCAAGTTATTGAATGTAACTTTTGACTTTGCATCCAATCAACACGAAGACTAACCCCACAAGTGCAATCTTTATACTTTCCTTTAAGCTTGCATCTTTTACAAGGAGCATACCATAATAACCTTTTTCCCCAACTAACTTTTATTTTATTTCTAACTGGCATAAAGGTCGAATAACAAAGTAATGACCTTTCTTAGTTATTTTAGTCTCTATTACATGCTCGTTTATACCTATCCTTAAATCATTTTCCAAATGTCCTAATAGTGACTTCATAGTTAATTTAACATAAGATTGACCTTTAATTCTTACTCTCTTTCCTTTTGGCATTTTATTAAACCACAAATCCAATGGATTCATATTTATCTTTTTTCGGCATGACTGGCCAACAATCGGTTGAAAGTCAATTCGTCATCCACTATCTTAATTCCTAATTCGTCATAAAGCTTTCGCCTTCTCAGATATTGGGAATAGAGGTAGACATGATATCGGTCAATAAAATCATAACAATAGACCCTGTTAACCTTGTCTTTTTTCTTTCGGATTATCCTTCCTATCCACTGACGTAAAGAAATCTTTCCACGTTTGCCACCGCCACCCCCGGCCATAATCATTCCCTGGATAGCAGGAAGATCAATGCCCTCTCCGAATACCTTTGTGGCAATTAAGGTATCATACTGGCCGGCTTCAAAAGATTCTCTGAATGCACTATAGTCTATGATAAATTCATTCTCATTGGCATTGTCATCAAAGGTAACAGCATGAGCACCACCTGAAACATAAATTGCCCTTGGATCTTTCAGACGATAAAGCAACTCAAGAGCATGTTCCTTTAACTGGACAGGGATAAGAGTAGGGAATCCATATTCCTTAAATACTTGGGATGCCCCATGGACCAGTATATTTCTTTGGCTATTTTCACTAATCCCTTGATTATAAATCTTTCGGTAGTTTCCAGGGAACTTGCTAATCCTTCCAGGAAGGGATTTGAAAAATACAAAAGGTTCAGCCACCAATCCCAGACTGACAAGGTAGCTTAAAGGGATAGAAAATATAGGAGCACCAGCAATTCCATAAACCTGAGTATCACTAGATAGTTCCAGAATATCGTCATCATTCTGGAATGGAGATCCCGAAAAGCAAAGAGTGTATTGAGCATTGGTTATACCAAAAGCAAGCTCAATCCAGGTTGGGGCCTGAATATGCTGACATTCATCAAAGAAAGCAGCATCAGCTTTCTCTATAAAATCCTTTATCCTGCCACCCTCTCTGTACCCTTTTACTAAAGAGTTTATCGTCCCTACAATTACTGGGCAGTCCAATTCTTGGTTGGTTCCATGCACCCTGCCCACTGATCCTTGGGGGAACCCCCGCAGAAGGGCTCTGGAATAGAACTGTTCCACAAGTGACACTGTAGGGACGATAATTAAAACCTTGCTTATTTTGTTGCTATTAAAGAGTATAGAAATAGTGGCCAGAATTATTTCAGTCTTACCACCTGAGGTGGGGATTACCTCTATCCCTCTTTTGAGGATAAGACCCTTCCGTATAGCCGCTCTTTGGAAATCATAAAGCTTAATTCCTTTGAGAATATCTTCGGGAACTTCTCCAAACTCTCCAACGTCTAAATCGGGAATCCCAAAGACTTCCAGCTTTACTTTATTTTTTAAGATATTATAAAGACCCCAGAAAGTAAAAAATGTACCATTTTCCTCAAATAATATAGTTTCGGTTTCAGAATATTCATCTCCTGGCCATGTAAGAAGAGATCTTACTTTATCTATCTCATCAGAACTAAAATTAGTAAATATCAATCTTTTTCCATCAATTCTACCTCTCATTTTTAAAGCACCTTTTTATTAAGTCATCAATCCCATTAATTTTAAGTTTAGGGTGTTTACGAAGATAACCATCTAAAATATTACAATAATGGCAAAGAATTCTAAATCCTGAAGGAAAATTATTTTTTATAATCCATCTCCAAAGCTTACTACCATATCTGTATTTGTAATCGACATTTTCTCCATTAATATGATCTATACAAAGATCTTCAGTATTACTACACTCTGGTATAGAACATTGGTGTCCATAATGATCTAACACCTTTTCAAACAATATTTTATTATTTTCTTTCTGACGTTCATTTACATAATCTTTATTTTTTTCATAGAACTTTCCTTTATAGTTTTTAATTTTATTTGGATTCTTTTCTGCCCATATTTTATATAATTCACTCATTCTTCCTGGATTATTTTTTCTCCATTCTCTACTATAATCTAAATTCTTCTTTTTATTTTTTTGATAATATTTACTTTTAGGCACATTCTATTCCCCAGTACCTGTCATGAGTTGTTTTAATTGGCCACTTTGTATCTTTTCAAAAAATGTCATTCGTTTCTTGGTATCATAGGAATCAGCAAGGAAAACAGCTAACACCTCCCTTTGTCCTAAATCTACCAAAGCCATTTGAGCAGCAACAGCATCATAAAGAATCTTCCAAGCAGTCTTGCTTGCCTGTTCCTCTATCTTTTTGAATGTCCCTTTTCTTGGTCTAACATATTCCTCCCGCAAAAGTTTTTCCACTACATCAGCCCGGGCATAGAGTTTGAAAGACATTAAACCTTCCCGATTATCCAGGGATCTCATTTTTACATCCTTAATCATGAAAGCAATAGCGGATAACTCACCAGTGGGTCCATACTCTTTCATAATATTAATAGCCCCATGTTGAACTAGAATCTTTTCAATAGAGGCAACTGATTTATCCGCCGAAACCCCCGAAGTATAATTTTTAAGTTTCATTTCCTTTGCGCCTTTTCTTAGTTTTCTCTTCCTCAATTTGAGGGCCAAAATCCTCTTGGTTCATTTTATCCAGCATTATGGCCACTTCTTTTTCTCTGTCGGTAAGAAGGGTTTCCCGTTTACCCAAAAATCTTTCCTCATATCCCCACAGCTTTCTGATAATCTTTACCTTAATCAGTGGACTGATATAGGAGTAAGAGCGGTAAACCAAGTAATCCATATAATCTTCCAAACCAGGAGTTTCATTGGCCACTTCTTGTAATTGCTTGGCATTCTGGAATTTGATTTCTTTTACCTCTATTCCTATTTTTTCCTCATGTTTGATTACTGTAGGGAAATTTAAAGTAGCCCAAGGAGATTTAGACATATCTATTAGTTTAGCAGTCCTGAGATACCGTACCAGAGTTTCAAATTTGTCAATTCCAGTTTCCCCTTTCATAACCAATATAGCCCTTTGCTTGGGTAAAGTCAATTTATTTTTATGAGTAAATACTTCTGTAAGGATTCCCTCAGAATAAGTCTGACCATCAGGGGCTACCTTAGTCAAATCCTCTTTCTTGGTAGTTTTCAACCGGGCTGATGCATGGAAATGGAATCCTTCCCCACCCGGGGATCTCTCTGTCTCTGCCCCTTTGAATCTGCTCTTCTGAGGGACATGATAGAGTTGATTTACAATAAACATTATGGAATCTGTTTGGGCTAAAGGTTGAGTAAGCTTTCTCAAATTGTATCGAATAATTCTTGCTTTTTCTGCTAACCCACCTTGATACTGTCCTGATGTTTCTTTCTCTTCCCCATCCTCATCCTTGGATTTCTTTTTAGTAGGTTCTGCTATTTCAGCATTGGTAGGAGCAGCGGCAATTGTGTCCCAAATAATAAGTAAATGGAATCCGTTAAGCTGGCATTTCTTTAAATAATAATCCATAATTTCAAATCCAACTTCTACTGTTTCAGCTTCACGAAAGAGAAAATTGGTCAAATCACAACCCATAAATAATGCTCTTGCCTTATCCACTGCAGATTCGGTTTCAATCCATAGGATTAGATAATTATTGTCCTTCTGGCTAATCCAATACTTGGAAAAGGCTTTGGTAGCTTCCAGGGCAAGGGTGGATTTACCACTTGACTCCCACCCCATAACCTCATAGATTTTTCCTGTGTATAATCCGCCACCCAAGACAATATCCAAAGTAGGCACGTTAAAAGGAATTATACGTGCAACGTCAGAGAATAAATCATCCTCTGCTGTTTTGACCCCCAATTTCTTATCTTTATCCTCAAACATTGTTTCAGGAATCATGTTGTCTCCTTAATAAAAATCTAAAATACAAGCAGTGATAGCCCATGATAATAGTCCTATTGATGGGAGTATAAACATAAAGAATAAATCCATCTTATCACCGCACATATTTACCAAAAGTTAATCTATGTATCAATAAAGAAATAGAAACTATCATAAAACCTATCCAATTAATAAAAAACCATGTATTAGATAGTGGAATAACTCCTAGTATAACAAGGAATATTTGAATAAAGAATATTCCACACCAACTAAAACATAATTTAGACCATCAACTCATAAAATACACCTAAATCAGGAGAGGGATTCTGCACTATGCTTCCAGGATTCCATTGCTTTTTGGTATTGGCAGTTGCTAAACGTCCTCCACCATGTAGCTTGGTCTTCTGATAGTGTAAAATGACTTATGAATCCCTCTCCCTTATCATTAAGCTTGCTTAATAGCCAATTGGCAATGAAACTCATTCATGCAACAGAGACACTTCTTAGCATTCTCAGGAGCATCATGAACCACTTTATTCCCAAAGCACTCAGGAGCACCTTTGGGTTTCTCAACCCCAGGTTTGGATACAGTAGGGGCCACAGGGGGAACCTCAGAGGCTTTAGCCACTTCTTGAACAGGTTGAGTAACCTCCACAGGCTTTACTGGCTCTGGGGGCTTAGCCGCTTCCACAGGCTTTGGGACTTCAGCTACAGGTTTTTCTTGTTCAGGGGCCTTTACGGGCTGGGCAGGAGGGGGAGAAAATTTAGCGGCATCTTGAGTTTTAGCTTCCCCCATTTTTTTCATCAATAAGTCATAGAGGGCTTCCGCACCCTTCTTACAAGTCTCAATTTCCTTATCTGTAGGAGGCTTGATAACTTTACTCAGGTCGGGAACCTTCTTGAGAATTTCCTGAATCTCTTCCTCTGTAGCAGCAATAGGAAAAGAACCACGATTATATTTCCTATCCCATTTATCACTCTTTTTCTCCCTTGAATAAGTTACAGCACAACCAGTTCTTGGATCAGTAATATCATTTACTGACTTATCCAAAACCCAAGACAAGATTGTTTCATACCCAAAAGAAGACTGTCTCATGATTTTGGGAACCTTGGGATTTACTGCTTGAGGATTTTCAGAATCTTCCAGAACCAAGACTGCGGCATATCCTTGAGCATTAACAAGGTATTCCTTCAGGTCGATGAATTTCTCAAAGTTAGCACAAACTTGATGGATAGGACAAGGATTACCCCAATGCTCTTTAAGGCATTGCGCCAACCCCCTATCAACTCCAGGAATGTTAAAGTGTGCTCCCGTAACCACACCCAGACCACCATCGGGTTGAGGCAAATAACGGACTACAGCCCTTCCCTGTTTTGGGAGAGTATAGAAAGTTCTACCCCTGCCCTCTTCCTTCTGTCTCTTTTGCCTTTCGGCTAACTGCTGTCTTGCTTTTTCAATGTCCATCTTTTACACCCTCCCTTTATTTTTTATAATTATACCAAGCCTTGAATACAACCCCATCCTTACAATAGACAATCGAATTGTCTGAGTCAGTTAATAGAAATGATTCTAAATTATTAATGCCACCATGATCTTTACAAAGCTTTTCAGCTTTGTCTATCCCATCTTTTGTTACCCCACCAGAACAGGAATAAATAATTAAAAGACTAAAAAATAATGCAATTAATATTTTCATGACATTAACCTCTTATCATTCCCGCCCAGAAGATTGTTTTCCTCAAAGGTTTTTAGCATGTCCATTGGACTTACTTTTGAATCAATAACCAGTAAGTTATCCAAATACTTTTCCATGGTAATCCCAGGAATTGAAATCCTATCTCCATCCTTTAAACTAACAATCAAAGAGAGAATGAGAGATACCACCTTTCCAATTCCTGGAGTTTTCTTTCTAATTTCCAGGGGAATTAAATCTATAACCCCCTTTAGGTTGTATTCCAAATAGACCCCCTACGTGAACATCTTTTCCTGAGCACTCTGTTCAGCACTCTTAGATTCCTCTTTTCGGGGCCTTCCAGGTTTCCTTCCTGACTTTTTAGCTGCCTTTGCTTGCTCTTCCCTTTGGGTATAAATATCTTCCGCAAGGGTGGCAATTCTTCGTTTCCAATCGGGATCATCGGAATTCAGTTTGGCTTCCTCATAGAAATCCTCAAAGTCATGTCCTACTAAATCGAAGCCGCCAGTAGCCGAAATGTAAGCATGTCTAAGCTCATGTCGAAAGAGCCTTATCTTATCCATTTCAGGGGCTACATCCCAAACTACCTTATCCGCTATGATAATGTAGTTAACCCCTTCCTCAACAAAATGTTTAACCAATTCATTGGGCTTGTGAATTTTGGCCAGGACAAGCTTCTTTTCGGAAATCTTTTTCTTTGTGTCAAGGAGAATCTTGATATTGGCATCATTCAAGAATGCAAATTTCTCTTCCCTGACTTTTGTTAACAGAGTATAATCCGCTGGTTGCACTTCCTCATACCTATCTGTGTCCATATCTACCTCCCTTTATTTTTTCCATACTATATAATAACACCAAAGTGCCTTTACTATTACACCTTTTCTTCAGTTGGAGTAAATTTTTCTTTGTATCTTTTTTCTAAGAAATTGCAAAAGTCATTGAAAAACATAATAATAAAACGATCAAAGCGCATATGATGAAAACTTAAATTATCAAACGGATACTGGTGTTCATTCAGAGAAAGGATAGCTAATTCAGCAAAATAGGGCTTGGTTATAATGATCACTGGATAATGGGATAGGTATTGTTCCCCGGCAAGTTGAATATCATTTAGCAGCTTTTCCCACCATGAAAGAATCTTATTCTTTTTGTTAAGATTCATGAAGTCATCCAGGGACCACCCTCTTCGGTCTTTGCATTCTACCACAAACTCGAAGGGGAAGGGAACCTGTTTTACTGGATAAAGATCTCCTGGATGAATCCCACTCTTATTATCTTTTGCCCTCTTCCAACCACCGCTACCGTGTGTCCTCCAAATAGCATCCTTATCCTTATAGATTGCCTCCCCCAATTTTCTGGCAATATCCCTTTCAAACTGATTTCCTGTCTGAGCCCCTTTTTTTGGCATACCTCACCCCTCTATTTTGCTTATATCATTCTGTTTAACTACCGTTATCACATCGTCAAAAAGATCTTTGAAAGCCTCTTTATGGGTTATGATATAGATAGCCATGTTTTCTGGAAAGAGAATGTCGATGCAATTCAAAACTGTCTCAACCCCTCTATTGTCCAAAGGGTCCATAATTTCATCGAAGAAAAGTAGGTTAGTAGATACTGAGTAGATTTCCAAAAGGAATCTTTGGAAGGCAAGGATAAGAGCAACGTCAATTCTCCTTTTCTCTCCCCCTGACCTGGATTTATATGGGATTACCTTACCATCTTTTGTAATCTGGAGGTCAACCCCTGATCCACGCTTATCAGTTGATATTACCAGATCAACCCCTATTTTGTCAAGTATAATTGGGCAAATTCGGCCCAAAATATCTGAATTTATATACTTTAAATATTTTTCCAGGGTAGAACTCCGAAACTTGGAGGAAGGCTTGAGCAAGTCACTCAGGTAAGTGAGGTAGCCAATTTCCTTGTTGATTTCGGCCATGCTAACGCTAATCAAGTTAACCGTATCAGTAAGAGCAGTAAGAGCGGTTTCCAGCTTAGAAATCTCCCCTGTCTCATCCTCCTTTTCCAATGAACTGACCAAAGAAAGGATCTGGTTTTCAAGCATGGTCTTGGTAGTGCTCAGCTTGGTATCCTCTCTCTCGATAATCTCAAGCTTATCCCTGATTTCAACAAAGAAAGGTTTGGTACTCTTTACCCTCTCATTTTTGGCATCAAGTTCAATAACTGATTCTTCTGCATCCTTAATTGTGGATTCAGGAAAATTTTGTTTACAAGTTGGACATATTTTAGTGCTAAGTATTTTACGAAAATCATTTGCTCTACTGGATAAAGACATAATAGTAGAATCCAAATTAGATATTGTAGATTTGGATTCGTTTAGGATAGTCATTCCGAAAAGCTTAGTCTTTTTCAATTCTTCAGTTTTCTGTTCCCCCAAAAACTTTTTGGAAATTTCAACTCTATCCTTGGCAATTCCTTCTAAAGCCGTAAGGACAGGGAATAAATCCGCTTTGATCTTCTTTATATCGGCCATGATTTGATCTTTTTGGGTTTTCCCGGCATCCTTCAAGGCTTGGAGTCTCGAATTCAGGTTGATCATTTTTTCACGCTCAGCCTGGAATTTACTTGTCTTGTCATCTATCTTAACATTTTCGGCTGATAGGAATTTATCCAGGAGTTTCTTAATATCATCCCAAACAGAAAACCCCACCATGTTTTCAATATATCCCTTACGGACAGTAGGCATAAGGGTAGAGAAATTGGATGGTAGACCCTGCAGGACAGTAATGGTCATAGAGGCGATATCATAATCCATTCCAATGAGTTTAATTATCTCATCATCAACTTGGGTAGGTAGCCTTTGGGAGATATCGTCACCATCTTCCAAAAGCTTAACGGCATTGTCCAAGCATTTGTCTTTTCCTTTAGCCTTTCCATATCTATCAATTTCATAGTTATGCTCATTGGCAAAGAATTTTACTGAACCTGAAGAACCTCCCTTCCAATTCCTGGAAATATCCATCCCATCTTTCCCTGCACCTTCAGAAGATTTCTTAAACAAAATCCAATCAAGGGTTTCAGGAATAGAGGATTTTCCAGATCCATTGGAATTTGCGTTAGCTTCAGATAGATTCTTACCAATGATAAGATGTTTCCCAGGAGTAATTTTTAGATTAAAATTCTCATACTGGAATACATCCTTACCCCCAAATTCACGAAACTTAATCAATTTTATTATTTTCTCTCTTTACTTAGCAATAATTTTTAGTTGCATAATACAATACCCTTCTGGTATTCCAAGTTTTCCCCCGTAAAGGATATATGTTATATCAGCATGAATTTCTCCACCAGTGCTCTCTGTTTCAGGGTAGTAATCCATAAGAAGGAGTGTATCCCCTACTTTATAGTTTCGATCATTCTTTCTATATTCAAATGATTTTATACCATCATAAATAGCTCTCCAACAAGAGTGCTCTGTTTTTAAGGAGTGCATTTTATTTGGTCCATTTCCATAAGAGTTTTCAATAATCATTTTTTCCTCCCCATTATTAGGTAGCTAAAATTATGAAATTAACAATAAATAAAATTATTCCTATAACAAAGGCTCCAATAATAAAACACCAACCACTAAATCTAAATATTTCTTTATCAACTTTATTCATTAATCACAAACCCATTCCGCTTGAAAGATCCAGTAGTCAATTTTCCTATTAAGAATAGGAGCCCACTTTATTACCCTCCCATTCTTGATAATGAATCCAGCTACAAAATAATCGGTTACTACCCGATAGAGCCCGTCTTTCAAGATCATTCAGAATCAATCATGAATATAACTATTGTCACTAATTCCTCTGCTGAGAAATCGGGATAAGCCTTCTTCATGGCCTCTAATAGGCCCACAAAGTTATCACAAGTCAAGTCATGCTCATAGGAAAGGAATTGTTCTGGAATCAAAATAAAGGGGAGATAGGCTATTCCCACAATCTTAGCGGAATTTACTGGATTTTCACATCCCTTTAGTGTCAATTCTACAGTATCCCCAACCCTGGCTTTATTGTACCACTTATCCCCTCTTCTGACAGAGACACCTATTCCTGGATAAAATTCAGGGTTAATGAAATCCATTCTATGAATCATATTACTTCTCCTTTCTTACTATCTTATTAAATGTTTCAAGGGCTTCAGGTTTATCCTGAGAAATAAAATTCCGCAGGGCTTCTACCGGATTCTCCACATTCAATTCTGAATACGACCGCTCACCATCACCTTCCTCTTTGGTCTTGTGAGGGAAATATACATATTCATACTTTGAGAGAATCTTTTCTATTTCCTCTTTGGGAATATCTGAAACCACCTTCAGAATGGCTTTATCAGGATCAAGGTTTCCCAGGCTTTCCAGGTCATTAACCACAACGTAGTGTTTGCTCATTGTATTTTGGAACCGATTATAGAGCCTAGTTTCAGTATCATAAAGAAGAACACCATTATCATTAAGCTTGTACTGCTGAAACTTGTTTTGGACTAAAGATCCTGCATAGATTACAGATCCCACTGATTGGGGCAAATGAATATCCCCTGCGATTATCGTAAATGGGAAATCAGAAGAGGTTGCTGATTCTGATTCATGCCCATTTTCATATTTAGCTCCAGCAAAATCATGGTGGCAAAAGACAAGCTTGATTTCTGAGGGCAAAGAAACTAAAGTCTTATACATCTTTTCTGGATCAGACATGTAAGGAATGAAAGCTACTGTCCTACCATCCTTCATGATTACATGCATGACCTCAGTAAAAATGTCGGTAAAGTATCCTACCAAAGGGCTAATTGAATATATGCCTTGAGTTTCGCTAAGGCAATCGTGTTGGCCTGGAATACAATAATGGGGAGTTTTCCCGCATGCTTTATTAATCATTTTCAGGCCAAGATGAATACCATGCAAAGTTTTCACGCTCACAGTTTCTTGGTTATTAATTATATCTCCCAGGTTTACAACCATGTCTGGTTGCAATTCGGCAATCATATTAGCCACAAAACGGCAACCCTTGATTAAGTTATTATGTTCAGGAGTTAGGCCG